TATTCATGCTTGACAATTATGACTTTATATATCAATCTTTACATTAAGGGGAATCAATAATGAAAATAGAATCTTACAGTGTCAACTTAATATGGGATGATTATCAACCTAATAAGATTTATTCTGATGACTTACCTATTCATGTAAAAAAATTATTAAGTCAGGTTATTAATGAAATTGAAGTTTACTATAATGAAAGGCTTAACAATGAATAACTTACTAAAAAACTTTTTAATCTTATTATTAGGCTTTACAAATTTCTATATGTTTTTACTTTTAATCTTATCTTACTAGGAGGCTACAAAATGATTAACGAAAACTTTAGCATTGGTTATAACGAGGGTTTAAACGCCCTTGAGAATATATCACTTACTAACGAAAACCCCGATCATGAAATTTTAGCGGGTCTTTTGTCATCAATTGCGAATTGCATATATTATTATGCACCTAGCGAAAAGGCTGCAAACGAGCTTTTTAAATTCGCTATGAATTATGCTAAAGAAGAAAATGCCAAAATAGGCATGATCTTACCAAAGGAGAATACATAATGAATACATCTGAAACGCATTTTAAGCCACTTTATACCCTAGAAAAGATATATTTAGGGGATAGTTATAGGGTAATAGGTGCAACAGTTTATAAGGAAGATAAGCGTATTTTTACAATAGAAAACTCATGCAACCTTAAAAGTGATACATTTATCAATGAAATTGACAATTTACTAAACTATACAGGAGAATAACATGCAAATAGAACTAGACTATATAACAGAACAGCTACACGCTATTGACATCAATTTAGAAGATGTTAATAGAGGCATGACACCTAGCGGATACTTAACCATAAATTCGTATTTAGAAGATATGCGTTATAGACTATCCGAAATTACTACTGAAATATCAAATATGGAGATAACATAATGAATACATGCGAACTAGCTACTAATCACGCAATAGACTTCTTTATATCTGATTTAGGAGATAACACTCATAATCAGTTTTATGATGCTTTATGTGACAATGTAATTCCCGATGATGTCTCTATATGGTCACCATTTGAAGATTGTGAAGCCGATGACTTACTAGGACATATTGAAAATTTAGCTTTGTCTTTTATTGCATTTCACAAGGAGGCATCAAAATGAATCCTTTTACTTACGCACAAGTATGTTTAGCACTTACTTCACATTACGCAGACACTAATATGAATATACCTAGAGGAGATTATATTCAAAGCATTTTAAATCTAGGGTTGCATGTTATGTCAGAACTTAACATAACAGAAGATACGGAAGACCTAGACGAAATTATTCAAGACTATGTATATACTAATAAGGAGAAGTTAGAATGTATGTCTTAAACACACAGGAACGCACTATAAAGCGTTTTTCTAACAAAGACCTATCTATATGGGTCAATGAGTTAATCAAGTATAATAGAAGCCTTAAAAGCTATCTATTTATGTCTACTAAAAAAGAAGCTACTAATTTTATTAAAAACCAATTAAAAAGGAACTTAAATGGATAGAGATCTAGAAAAGATTCTTGTAGACTTATTATTAGGGTTTGTTTTGCTAGGATTATTGACAATCCTATTTAAAGTAATTGAGTTTACCCTGAAACGATTATTTACGTTTTTTAGGTTTTGACATGCCCGCTTCAGAAAGTGCGATTGCTAACCCTTGTTTTGTATTCTTTACAATATTGCCTGAACTAGATTTTAAACTGCCACGTTTAAATTCACCCATGACTTTAGCTACTTTAGCTAGTTTACCTTTTTTGGTGGTAGGTTTTTTCATATTTTATCCAAAAAAAAAGCCCTTTATTTATAAGAGCTTAAATGTGCTACGGAGAGTATGGGCGAGACTATCCCAACAGGCGAATTATATCATAGTTAAATACTCGTGTCAAGCGACTATACGCCTAGAAGCCATAGATAGCATGTTATCAAAAGCAAGACCTAATTGATACTCATAGTCATCGTATTTAGAGGTCTTTAGGTATCTAGCGTATACTGCATCTTTTTGATGTTTGGGCAAACTGCTTATAATTGCATCAATTGTTCTAACATTGGTTATATCCATCTCTGACACCATGTCTTCAAAAGCATCGCTAGTAGACTCACCACCGCTAATCATACCCAAAGACTTGCTTGGATAGCCTAGCTTTGTGCTTGGTGTGTGCATCCATCTAGCCCAATCATCTAAAATCTGTTTAAGCCTATCTATGTGCATTAGCTTCCTCTTCAGTGTGAATATAAATGCCTTTGATCCTGTCGCTAAAGTCTGGCATAGGGTGAAATATGTTTTGTAATAAATTAACTTTAGGTTTAAAGTATCTGTATATTTTCTTTTGTCCCTGTTGTTCACGTTCTGTTGAATTTAACATACCTAAATTTTTCATGTTTAATACAATGTATTGAATCTTTCTGTGTTCTATACCAATTTCTTTAGATAACTCTGCAATGGTTAAAGATTTATCACCTAACGCATCTAAAATTAAATTACGCATTTTTTCTATATGAACTAAACGACCTTTAACATTATATTCTCTAACTTTAGCTTCCATATTTTTCCTTATGATACATCCATTACTTTACATTCCCACTTCCTGCCAGTCTTGACCCACCCATGAATATGTATTTTCATACCACTCTTACGAACCGTTCCTACATACTCACTATCTGCAATCTTATGAGCCCTTGCTGACATGTTGCTAGCAGATGTAGTTTGAACTGCAAGTATTTCACCCTCTTTGATAGCAAGTAAATCTATAAAGCCAAACATGTCCTGTCTTATTTTTGCAAAAGCGTTCCATCGTTCTGTAATAGCTACAAGGTATCCATCTGCTCTTAACTTCTTAAGGCTTAACTGCGTTGGGCTTGTCGCCATCAAATTGACTTTCGTTAGGTTTAGATATGCCATCTATAAAACGTTTTTCTACTTCACCTGTAGACTTGTTTAATTCGTATTCGTAATTTTTTTTAAATATTTTATTCCAGTTGTCTTCTGCTTCTTGTTCAGAAATTAACAATGGTCTTCTTCCAGAACCTTTACCCAATTTTAATTACCCCTCTATCAAATAACCAACCCACAGTTTTACGATGAGCTTGCTCCCATGCTTCAATTCTTTCTGCTCTGTCTAACTCTTTGTTGTTGTCTATCATATCATGACATTGATAACAAAGACTAGCGATTCTATAATCATGAGCCTTGATGCCTGTGCCTTTACCATCACGCTGTTGATTAGAATGACCTGCACAAACTGTTCCGTCTTGTCTGCCACACATAGCACAAGGAAACTCACGAACCGCTTCTAACAATTTCTTGCTACGATAATTCATAAAAATACTTAATGAGTTTAGCAACACCACCAATAAACCATACAATGCAAAATATAACTATGCCATCGATAATTGGCTGTCTCATAATTCCCAACTCCAACCAAGAGTAGATGCCCACCTTTCACAGTTTTCTTGATACTCTGTCATTTCTTTTGTAGTGAGTTTTGTTGTTGACTTAACCAACTCCACAGGATTGCCAGCTATCTCTGTTTGATAGCGAAGGAACTTATAGCCTAACAACTCGTGAACTGTGCTAGGGTCTTCACCAATGTAATTAGCAATTGACCCATATAGCGACCACAGCCTTTCGTTCTGTTCAAGTGACCTTACAACTTTTTCTTCACTAATATTCACACGCCACCTTTTAGTTAAATCAAGAGCCTTAATTTTTGTTATCAAGTTTTCGTAATTGTATTTCGTCAAAACGAATCGAATCATATTTATCACTCCATCCTTTAGATTTGAAAGTCACACCGTCATTAGATGTTGCTTTATAAACTATGTCATCACCAAATAACTTTTTACACTCTTTTATAAAATCATTTATTGTCATCGTGGTGACTCTTTGTATTTTAATCCTTTAGGGTCAAACCAAAAACTAAACTTACCCTCAAACTGATAATTACGTTGCTTCTGAACAAACACCATAGCGTCTGGTATCTTCTTTAATTCATCTTCCGTCTTCTCATTGTTTTCTACATCACGTTCTTTGTTTCTGTTTCTCCACACACAAATTATGTTATCGCATAAGTTTCGTATATGGCTCGATCCTAATATGTGAGTAGCATCTGGAATCTCTGATTCGTCTGCCATCTTTCTTGTATGTGCTACCAAGAATACATGAATCTCCAAGTCTCTGCAAGTGACAGCAAGCCTATCTATAAACAACTTTTGCTTCTCGTAATTGTCTTCAGAGATGTCTGACATTTTCATCAATGAGTCAATCACAAATACTTCTACACCTAAAATGTGTTTACCCCAATACAATGTAGCAATCATGTCTTCACTAGATGTTGAACCAGTCTGATCGTAGATATATAACTTGTCTTTTGCACGTTCACAAAATTTAGTTATGAATTCATCTGTCGGTTCTGGTGAGCCTAAAGTCTGTGTAATCATGCGAGCCAATGTCAACACAGGTCTCATCTCTAACGAACTTACTAAACACTTTGTTCCTTGTGTCATTAAAGACAATATGACTTGTGATAGCCACATAGACTTACCATGACCTGATACACCTGTCAACACAGTCAGCTCACTTGGTCTTACCCTAAACCCATCTTCCGTTTTAATAAACCCCAATGTTTTCCCACTATGTATTTCAGTATTAAAATATCGCAAGACATCGTCAGTAAATACAGACGTATCCTTAACCTTAAACTCTGCATAAGCATATTCCTTTTGTTGATAGTAGTCAGTAATGACGGACTGACTAACCGTTAGTGACTCCATAGCATCACCTAAATTCATAATGCGTTATCCCATACATTTCGTTTAGGTGTATTATCATCTTCCCATCTCTCTTGGTTAATGTATGTTAATGGTGCTGGGTTAAATCCTTCTTTCCATGATTTACTTTGTTTCATAGTTTTTACATGATTAATAATCTTTTCTGCAATTTTATCCAACCCCTTGCTACCCCATTTTTCCATACAAGGTTTTTTACCTACTTTTCTATTGACTGGATACTCTTTCCAAAACTCTTCAAATCGCACAATAGATATTATTTTATCTTCTCTTATCTTATCTGGGGCGGACAAAGGGCAGACTTCGGGCAGACTAGGGGCAGACGAAGTGCAGAGCCAATCTTTTAAAGTTTCTAAAGCATTGATTATAAAGTCTTTATCTTTACGAAGCCTAAATGCTATAATATCAACACTAGGTAAATTACCTTCATCTTGACTAGCTAAACACCATAGTTCAAAAATAGTTGCTTTTTGGTCAGATGATAGTGAAAACCAATCTAAATTATTTAAAATATCCCTACCATAAATCTTAAACCATGTCATCTCTTTCCGATATTTTGGATTAGAAACATTGTAATAATTAAACTTATCCCAATTTTTTATTCTCACATTATTCTCCCTGTGGAATAGTTTCTGCTTGTCTTCTTTTAATTAAAATCTCTTCAATTTGTTCTACACGTTTCTTTGGAATATCTTTGGTTGGTTCTTTAGCCCAATACTGAATAGCTTGAATAGATATATCTAAAGCATATGCCATCTTACGTCTTGAGTTATTAAAGTGTGCTACAGCCTCTGTAAAGTTCATTTAAATCTCCTTATTGAAATGAATGGCGACTATAACACTCAATTAAAATCTTGTCAACAACTATAAAAGTCGGATAAATACCCCCCCCATTAAAATACTTGTTGACAATTTATTAAAGTAAGCGTATAGTGTGTTTTCAAGTTTAGGAGTAGACATGAATTTAAATAAATTTATGAGAATTATCACTAATGACAGACTACAAAAAAAGTTTACACAAAAGTTCTATTTTGTGGTAAAGTGGTTTTTAGTAATATTTTGGGGATATTTTTTATGGCACATTCTTTAAAACATATATCAGTTATTCTTGCTGATCTTGTAAAAGAACTTAAAGAAGATAACGACAAATGGGAGAAAGCAAATGAGTCAACAACAACATTACGATCAAGTAATGATGGAAAAACATCAAAAGGAGAGCAAGATGAGCATACACAGTAAAT